AAACCGTTACAATTTGTAACCAGTTGAAATAAAAAACCCCTACCGAAATAGGGGTCAATCATAAATTAAACAAAGCATCGTATGAAATGCGTACAAATATAAAAAATTATTTTCCTACTTTGAAACGCCTTAAAATAAATTTTACTATTCTTTTAGCAATTGCCTTCCAAAGTGCGCCTTGGGCATCGACTTTCACCTCGACACCGTCGGGCGTCTTTTTAATATCTATATCAATGTTTTTAGAATCTAAATTAAATTCTTTGTTTATTTCGTCACGTACTATTTTAATATCTACGTTCTTTGTGTCAATATCTACTTTTAAGCTCGTTCCGTCTTTTTCTAAATTCACGTCTAAATTATCCGTGTCAATTGTAATTTTTTTCTTTGCCATTTTTAAAATTCGTTTATTAAACAAGTTGAAATACTTGGGTAATCTTTTGCAAGTTTTACCATTCTTTCGTAATCTGTATTATTATTTAATACTAAACACCCTTCAGACCAACCACCAATTTGAGTAGCTACCTGTTGACTGCCTTTATTATAAGTTGCGCCGTGAATATTCATGAAAATATTATCCGTTTTTATTTCAGTCGTGGGATTCGTTTTAAGGTCGTTTGTAAAGTCTCTACGATATGGAACACCTTTTATTTGTCTAAGTGCCTCCATTTTGCCTCTGTGAAGTCCGTAAGCGTGTGAGTCATAATTCCAACGATCAAACTCCATTACAGCAGTTCCCTTGTTTCCTTTGTTTGTTGTGCATGAAGTAACAAACTGAAAGACTTCGTTTTTAAAGATATATACTTTATCGTCAAAAACATTATTAGCATCTTCGTTTGAACGTACAAATAAAAGCCATATACCAGCTGGAATACTTTTAAACGTAGTTAAACTCTTTGCCTTGTCTAAAAGTTGTTTATCCGTGTAATTCTTTACGTTTGTCATAAATTATTTTTTTGCTAATTTACGGCTTTTATTGTCAAGTACCGCAACCGTATCATTTTTTACACTTGGTAAAGTCGGTTGTTTTTCTTCAATAGGTTTTCTATTGTAATATTCGTTTTTATCTAAGCAGTTGTATAAACGTGCTTTAACGTCTTGCACTTCAAAATGCGTGTACGCTAACCATAACGCAAGTACTCCTACCGCGCCTTGTTTTTTTATCACTTCAATAAATTGTGTAATAGGTATCATTTTCATAATTAGTTTTCAATTGGTGGGAATGGTGAAGGCTTAGGCTCGAACGGACTCAAAGGAATATCTAATAAATATGCATATTCAGTTGGCTTAATATCTGCCTCATCCTGTTCACTTAAGAATAAAAAATATACATCATTAATATCCTGAACAAAGTTAAAGAATGTATCTGAGTCAAAGAATACACCTTGTAGTTCTTCTGCTGTTTGGTTTGTTACTATTCTACCTTCCATTATACTTGTCTTGATAAAGTTGTTTGAAATGCTTGAACTGCTGTATAAAAATTAGCTGCTTCTGTATCTGTTAAGCCGTCTCCTATTGAGTTAAAAGCTATTTGATTACTAAAATAATTAGCATTATTTCTTGAAGCACCAATATAAATACTACTTGTGTTTAAAGCTGTTGAGGCAGTTGTATCGTTAAATATTTGTGCAGTGTTTACTCTATATTTTTTAACATTAGATGCTGTTCTTGTAGCTAAATGCAACCCCCTTATATCATAAGTAACAGTTGCAAATGTGCTTGTATTATCGTTTATTCTAACTGAATAATAACCTTGATTTTGTAGAGGCCAAATATACAATCCATTGTCATAACTTCCAGCATTCTCAGAGCTTAACATTGGTGCTTGTGATACTAAATTAGTTCTTATATATCCAGAAATATGTGTTGAATTTAAAGATAATTGTGATGATGGAATTAAAAATGTATTTGCATATGCACTTGTCCCGTTTGGTGTCATTCCAGTTGCTGAATGCGTCCACCCAGTTGTGAAATTTAATCTAAATGCAGCATCTAAATCTCTTGGATCTTTTAAATTCCATTTGTGACTTGCAGCAGTACCACCAACTATTGGATAAATAGCTTTGAACTTTGTCCAAATGTTATAACCTTTTAAGTCAACTACCAAAGTATTTATTGCACCTTGTTGAGTTGGGTCTGTTATACTGGCAGCAGTTATAAATGCTTGTGCATCTGGTTCAACCGCTGGAGTTCCTACAATATCAGTTGCACCAGCTTCAGAAACGGAATAAACCGAACCCCAGCCTATTGCATTATCAGCACCTTTTCCCCATCCTATATTATTATTTGAAGCACCGTCGCCCCAACCGTTACTATTTGCCATATTTTAATAACTTTAAATTATTTGTTTTGTGCCATTATGGATAAACACGAATTTCTATTGAAGTGCTAACTAACATATTATCAGAAACACTAAAATTATCATACGTTATTAATGTAATTTTATTCGCATTAAGCCTTCTTATGTCTAACGTAGCAAAATCACCACCCCCAGCGTTATTGTCTGCTGAACCACCTACAACCCAAGTTTTATCAGTTGTAAACTCACTATTTAAAGTTAATTCATAACTCCCAATTCCTGTTCGTGTTAATGTAGGCGTTCCGCTTAAAGTATTTTCTAAAACAATTGCAGTAGGTGCAGAAGTTCCCGTTTGAGTTAATAAAGCAACATATTTCTTTGCACCAAACCAACTTAACGTGCTACTTCCATTTGTTTGTAAAACTTGTCCGTTTGTTCCATCTGCCGTTGGTAAAGTGTAGGTTGTGTTTGTACTTAAATTATTTGGAGCTTTTAACGCTACATAATTAGAACCATTCGTAAAAGCTTCAAAAAGATTTATTTGTTTAGCAGTTGATCCTGAAGTATCTCTTAAATGTAAATCACTTTCTATTTTAGTTATTCCTGTTCCGTTTGGATTTATAATAACATCTTGGTCTGAATCACTTGTAATTTTAAACCCATTTACATCTAAGTCACCACCTAATTGTGGCGAAGTGTCTAATTTAACTTCATTAATTTCAGCTCCCGTAACGTACTTAGTATCGTAAGTTGAGCCATTATAATCCGCTATTGGAATTCTATCCGTGCTTTCAACCTTTGCTGCTTTCGCCGTTAATTGACTTATCTTTACGTTTGCCATTTTGCTTACTTAAATACGTTAATAATTTCTTTATGTTTTCGTCTTTTGGTTTGTAGTTCTTCATAAATACCAGCCAGTATAATTATTGTTTGTGTCGGGGTACATATCCCCGTTTGAATTACTATTATATTCAGGAAATAAATCGTTGTTAAAACTTATATAATCAATAAATCTTTCAGTATAGTGTTGTGCAATAGAACGCTCTTTTTCTATTAAGAAGTCAATTTCTACCTTTTCAACGTTCGTAGCGTTTTCCGAATTGTGTTTATATACCCCTTTGTTCGCTATTGTATAAGCCGCAAAGGGTAAATATTCAACCATTGCCCAATGTATCAGCATAGGCTTTACATACGTAACTAAAAGATTATTGTAATCAGTTGGTATTGTGTAAATTGAACTTATTGTGACCGCTCCATTTGTGCCGCCCGTTACCGTTGCCGTATTTCCTACCGTGTAACCCGTACCCGCCGTGTTAATTGTAGCTGCAGTAATTAAACCACCCGCCTCCGTAATATTTAATTTTAAGCCCGTTCCCGTTGCGCTTGTTGTATTTATAGCAGTTCCCGTAGTATATCCCGTTCCTTGGTTGCTTATTGTAATTGCTGTCGGTATTCCTGAAGCCGCTAAAATAATTTCAGACTTTAATTTTTCAAGTAAATCAGTACCCAAGTAATTTTGTATGTGAATGTCTTGCGAAATTTTGACGTACTGAATAAAATTGTCACTATCTACGTTGCCGTTCATTGCAGTGAACTTAACAACGTCGTTTCTTGTAATTAAAAGTGCTTCTGCCATTATCGTGTTATTTCTCGTTTAGGTTGCGGATTGCTTGGTAAAAAACCATAATTAGGCATATCAACAGGGCGCTTACTTACTAACTCCGAATTCTTTACAACGTATCCAAGTTTTTCGGCTTTCTTTACCGCAACTTGTTTTAATTCTTTGCTATTAACATCTATTGCTTTACCGCTAAATGTAGCGTAAACCCTTTTATTCCAGCGGTGGTGACAATTACCACCGCCTTTGTAAAACCAAATTGAATATGTATCTGTACCTCGAGGTCCCCAACCTTCATTTACTACTTGCGACCCCATTTTAATAATATCTTCTTTACGGTAAATCTTATTCGCCGCCATCATTTCTCTACAAAATTCGCGTTCCGCATTTTTATCACCAGCGTAAACGTATCGAGTTATGAATTTAATACCTTCAATTACTTCGTCTTGCTTACTTGAAATATTAGGTCTATTATCGCCAGTTGAAACTAAGTTTACTATTTTGCTTAATAAGGACTGTTTAGGCTCTTTAGAAAGCGTTTCGTTCTCCTCGTCGTCGTTGTCATAGTCAACTTCAAATTCGTCTATTAGAATTGAATTTTCGGGTTCGTCTTCGCCTAAATTAATTAACGCTTCAGCTATCTTAAAATCTTTGCTTAATTCCGTTCCTGTTTCTTCAGCAACTTGTTCTTCGTTTTGTGCGTTTTCTAAATCTACGAACTCCAAAGGTTGTAACGTTTTAAAGAATAACTTTAAAGAAACACCGTTAAAGGCTAAAATTTTATCAAAGGCATCTATTATTTGGTCCTGAATAGGTTTAATAACCATATTATCAAACAAAATAGAAGCGTTTTTTAATTCATCGGCATTTGAACTAAAACCATTAGCAGAACCTAAACCAAAAAGAAGCGGCGAAGTAACGTTATGCGCTAACATAATTTTTTTAACGCATTCCTCACTTAATGAATTATACAAATCTGGAGCATCGTTAACGGGCATTGTGTCAACCGTTGTTTTGCTTTCTTGGTTATTATTAAATCCTATAATTACCTTTTCACCACGTGGTCCCGTTAATTGACTTTTTACTTTTCCCGTAATAATTTGTTGTTGTTCTTCAGTTGGAACGCCGTTATTAAAGTTAATTACAACCCGTCCAGCGAAGCCTTTTTGAACTTCGTTAATTAAATAATCAGCAATTTCTTCTTCTAACTTTGCATAAGGTAAACCACCTTGGTAATCAGGCAAAGCGTAGTATTTCATTCCAACCGCGTACGGCTTAGAATAAATAATCTCTATTTGTTCATTTGAATATCCAAAAGCTGGTATTCTTTTAGGAGCGTATTTTTTTACGTCCAACCAATTATCTGAATAATAATAACCTTCTATTTCTCCGTCTTTATTGCACTTTTCCGCACGTAATAAATTCACGGGTATATGATACGCTTTTAAAATTCTTTTGTGGTCTTGTGAATAGTGTATTTGCATTGCAAACTGTCCGAACATTTTTCTATCCAGTACTATTTTACGAATACAATCAGCATGAAATAAAGCCATCATTTGAGCGTACTCGTTAGGCTTTTTACTTGCATCTAACGCACTCAACCCACGACCGTAAATTAAACGACTTACATTGTTTATTACCGAGCTATTAGTAGTTGAATTAACGTACCTATCAATGATAAACTGAAAGTAGTTATTATCCTCGCCAAACTCAACCCAAGCGTCTCTTTTCGACTCTTGAATTACTGGCGTTGTATAAGAACTTAATTCTAAAACGTGTATATTACTCATAAACTATAAATTCATTTGTGGTACTATTAGCAGTATATTGGTTTTTGTTTACTGAAAAACTCGAAACACTTTGATTAGTACAAAATATTCTATCCTTATAAACTACCGTAGCACCGTTAATAAATACCAAATCGTAAAAATGATTTTCTACTAAATTAAATTCAGCTTCAAACGTATCGTAATATTCCCCTTGTGTGTACGTGTAACCCGTTATTTCAGTTGTTACGTTCGTTTGATCGTCCGTAATAGCTACATAATCAAAAACTTTATTTCGTGGTATAAACACAAAGTCTTGGTCATTTGTAGAAGTAGTTAGAATAATCATATATTATAAACGTCAAAAGTACGATTTTGTGCTTAAACAAAAAACACCTACCGAAGTAAGTGTCTTTTGCGCAAGTATATAGAGAAGAAATTATGCAGTAACTATTTGTGCATCCGTTCCCGAACCGTCCTCAAACAAAACTTTTAATCCAGCTTCGTCAGTTACATCAAGAAAATTGGCTGGGCTTACCTCCATAGATTCAAAAGTCAAATTATAACCGTTAAAATCACCCAAAGCACTACCACTCGACACGGTTCCAGCCGTAACATCGGCACCTTGTGTAAGTCCCATTAAAAAGAATTGGTCAGTCATTGTTCTAACTACAATTCTTGGGCGACCGTAAGCAAGTAGTTTAACGTTTTTATGCGTTGCAACGTCTTGTCTTTTTAATTGAATAGTAAGCGTTTGTTGAAAGAAAGTAGTACCGTTATCTCGGCTTGAATTGATTGTAGTTTCAAAACTATTAGCACCTTTCAATTCGTATTTGTATAATTGCAAAGCACCTGTATTTACAGGCGTCCAATCATTTATTAAGTCCGTGTCCGTAGCGTCGTACGTAACATCATCGGAATTTAAATCGTCGTAGTTAATGAAGTAAATTGCTTTCAATCCCGAAACGGAATCTTTACATTGTTCTATTCTACCATTTGTTATATCACAGCTCATTTTATTATTTTTTAAAGTTTAACAAAAAAAAAGGTGGTGTATATTGCACCACCCTTTATTATAGTTTATGTTTTTTAGTTAGCCGAGTTAACGATTCCGTAAGTAACTAAGTCAGAAGCAAAACCGTACTTCGCGTCAGCTGTAAATCGCATTACTACGCGTACATTTTGCGAACCGTCGATATCTCCCATATCAATAACTTTAACTTCGTTCATATCATTCATTAAACCAGTCGCAAAGTACAAGTTTGAAGTTTGAGAAAGTAAAGCAGTATTTGCAGCAAGTCCGTTAGCTAAGAATATTTTAACACCGTCGAAATACAAGTCATTCAATACTTGGTTATTTCCTTTGTTATCGTATCCGTTTGCACCTACTCCTGAAGCAGCAAAGCCACCCAAAGCACGAACGTAAGCTCTATAAATGTTATTAGAAACATAAAGAGTTAAATCTTCTTTACCGTACAAAGCAGCTGGCAAAGCGTCAACGATAGAACCTAATTGAGCAACTACGTTAGTAGCGTCAACAGTAGTACCCGCAATTTCTTGAGCAGCTGGTAAAGCAGCATCAGTAGTTAATTGTGTCATTAAACCAGCGAACTGTCCAGCAGTTGCGTTAACACCTCTCCAAATTGAAGTTTCCATTCCAGCAGCAACTTTTTCAGCAGCGTGTGCAATTAAGAAATCAGCGAATGATTTAGGCAAAACATCGAATGCAGAATATCCCATTTGAATTGCATCCCAATCTTGTCTAAAGTCAGATTTACACAATTGTAAATTAATTTGATAGCTCTCGGGTTGCAATACTCTTTCAGTTAAAGTTACTGTAGAAGTAGGATCGAAATCACAAGTTGCGTTTTTGATAATATCGTCAGTTGCAACTCTTTTAATTACTTGTTTGTACTTAACGTTAGGCATGATAGTAATACCGCCTTTTTCCAAGGTTGGAGCGCTTAACAAAGCAGCAGCGATATATTTTCCAGCGAACTCACCAGCATACGTTGTAGTAATGCTTTGAGTAGTTGATAGATTAATTTTTTCCATTTTTATTTAGTTTTTTATTTTATTTATACTACGGTTAAAGTAATTGCACCAGAAGCAGTTCCAAGTCCGAAAACATACCAGTTTGTTCCGTCACCAACTAATTCTACGAAATCACCGATTGTGTCAGCAGAAGCCGAAAACGTAATTGTGTTTTCATCAGCTCCAGGAACGTTAACGCTATTTACGATAACACCGCCTTGAATTTTGTTTGTAGCCGCTTTAATAGTCCAAGCAGTTGTTGCGAATAACGCACCTACTACAAATTTGTAAGCTTGTCCAGCTCCATCAGCAACCGCTGGTAATGTAATTTGCGCTCCAGCAGCAGCGTTAAGAATAAATACTTTACCGCTATCTTCAGCAGTTAAAGTTGTTGCACCCGTCAATGTTTCAATTACACCTACTTGACGTAAAGAATCATTTGAGATACTTGTAAATGTTGTACTCATTTTTTATTGTTTTTAAATTATTACTTATTTAGTTTATTTAAAACTGAATCCATTATTGTGCGTGGTCTTTTAGACGCAAATTTTATAGACTCAACTTTGTTTTCGTTTTCAGGGTTAAAAGAAATTGGTTTAACTTCTTCAGATAGTTCTACCTCGTTTTCTTTAACCTCGTT